AAGGGTCTTGCCACTCCACTAGAGTAAGGAGAATATGTGCCTAGCACGGAAGCACCTATAAGCATCAATCTAAAATCAGCAGGTGGTACAGGTATCACACTGCGTGGAGAAACTGCAGAACAATTTGCAGATATGATTGCCAATGGCATTCATATTATTGCTGATGCAGTTAAAGAAGTTGAGACTGCAATCAAAGGCGTAAGTCCAGCACCTGCAATGTCAACACAAGATATCGCTGCACAATTCGGGGCTAATATCATTAGCGAAACACCAGTAGCGCAATCTATTGGTGGACGCAATTGTCCACATGGACGAATGACTGCCATTCAAGGAATGGGTAAAGATGGAAAACCATACAAAGGTTATTTTTGTCCAGCACCTAAAGGTGCATTTGATAAGTGCAAGAATCAATACATTCTTGTCACTAATCCAGACTGGAATACTTTCGTACCAGATTCGGTAAAGTGAAAACACTTAGACGGTCAATTAACAAAGCAGAAGTGGGTGGCGAACCATTGCCACCCGCTTTTGCGGCATTTGAACGGGCAGGTATCATTCTGCGTAGAGCAGAGGTAACAGTAGTTGCAGGCACTCCAGGTGCAGGCAAGTCATCTATTGCCCTTGCTATAGCAGCCCGAACAAAACTTCCAACTCTTTATTTCAGCGCAGATACAAACGCACATACAATGGCTATGCGTTTAGTTGCTATGGCAGGTAACATGTCACAACAAAATGCAGAACAACTATTAAAGAAAGACCCAGACAAAGCACACGAACTACTACTATTAAACAATCATTTGTTCTGGTCTTTTGAATCTACACCAACACTTAAAGATTTAGATGATGAGGTATCAGCCTTTGAAACTGTATGGGGCAGAAGCCCTACTCTTATTGTTGTAGATAACTTAATGGACATAGCAATGGATGGGCATGAAGAGTTCCATGGTATGCGAGCAGCAATGAAAGAACTAAAGTATCTTGCTCGTGATACCAACGCTGCACTACTGGTTCTGCACCATACTAAAGAAGGCTTTGAAGGTTATCCTTGTCAGCCACGGTCAGCAATCCAGGGTTTAGTCAATCAGATTCCAGCAATGGTGCTAACTATTGGGCAAATGAAACAAGGTGATGACACTTACCTATGCGTAGCACCAGTCAAGAATCGTTATGGCAGAGCAGACCAAACAGGAAACAACTATGTAAGTCTTGCATTTAATCCTGAGTCTATGTATCTAGAAGATGTTATCGTTAGATACCAACAGGAGGGCATGATGTGAGTAATCCACGTAAAGCAAAAGGTTCTAAAGCAGAAGCAGATGTAGTTAAATGGCTAAAAGTAAACGGTTTTCCATATGCAGACCGCCGAATCGCAGGCGCACAATTAGATAAAGGTGATGTAAGCGGTGTCAATGGAGTAACTATTGAAGTAAAAAACCATATCCGCATGGACCTTAGTGCGTGGATTAAAGAGTTAGAAATAGAAATAAAAAACGATAATGCTTGGACTGGAACAGTCTTGCACAAACGGAAAGGAAAGACTAATGTTAATGAATGGTATTGCAGTATGCCAGCCAGCGTATGGTTGGACCTTATCCATAGGGCTATGAATGGACAATCAAAAGCATAGTATTGCCGAGTATCTAGCATACTTAGGCGCCGCCTTGCCACAGCAGGGGCACGGCTGGCGCAAGATTAAATGTCCCTTTCACCAAGATTCACATGCATCTGCTGGCATTAACTTTGATGAACAAAGATTTAAATGTCATGGTTGTGGTGTCAGTGGAGATGTATACGATTTAATTATGGAACGGGAAGGAGGCACTTACATTGAGGCTATCAAATTCGCAGAGAGCATTTCTCTTACAGGCAACAGAAACATACAAAGCAAGCATTCATCTAGCAACGGATTATCTAACGAGTCGAGGGTTATCGGTAGAAGAAGTTCAGCGATTTCATCTGGGCGTAGTGGAACATCCGCTGCCAGGTCACGAAGGTTACACGGGTAGATTAGCAATTCCTTATGTAACACCATCGGGTGTAGTTGATATTAGATTCAGAACTATGTCAGGTGGTGACCCTAAATACATGGGTATGCCAGGGGCTAAGACAACAATGTTTAACTCACAAGCAGTGCTAACAGCAGACGGATACATATGTGTCACCGAAGGTGAAATAGATTGTATAACTTTAGTTGCTAAAACAAATCATCCGTCAGTTGGAATTCCTGGCGCTAACAATTGGAAACCATATTACTCTAAAATATTAGATGATTTTGAAACAGTTATTATTCTTGCAGATGGTGATGCAGCAGGACTAGAGTTCGGCAAGAAGATTACCCGTGAGTTGGGTAATGCAAATATAGTTCAGATGCCAGATGGGCATGACGTGAACTCAGTAGTATTAACAGAAGGGATTGGATTTATAGATGAGCGAATCAAACGAGTCATATCTTAAAGAAGATATCTGGGGGTATATAAAAGAACACCCTAGATTAATTGGTATTCCTTTATCAGATAATAAAGGATTAGATATCCTAAATGCATTGCGAGATATCTATGTATTAAAAACAGCAGACGCTAAAAACTCAGGACTTACTGTATTGGCTGAAGTTATATTGGCTGCTGCCGAAGGCAAAGGTAATGAGATAGTAGAAGAAGTTCTAGTTCAAGAAGCAATGATAGATATAGATGACAACTTAAGGATGGTGTTAGATGAAGGACAGTAAATACGCAGCAGATATTACAGATGAACTACTAGATATTCTTTATAAAAAGCATCAGGACTACGGTCCATTAAACATAGCCCATGCTCCTGGCGGTGCATTAAATGGGCTACGAGTTAGAATGCATGACAAACTAGCCAGACTTAATCATCTAGTTGATAATGGCGACACGCCAAACTACGAAACAATAGAAGATACACTGATTGACCTAGCAAACTATGCCATAATCGGACTTATGGTGCAAAGAGGTCAATGGGCAGGCATTGATTCAGGCAAGGGCTAGGTATTTTTTTAATGAACGACTCATATACGGAAGAATACGAGTCGCTTGTTGCTGCCTTAGCGACTGAATACAATAGAAAATATCCAATGGTTGAACGGGTAGATATAGCCCAGACATTATGGCTATGGTTTGTTACACACCCAGTTAAATATAAAGAGTGGTCTACCCTTGAACCAAAGGACAAAGAAAAATTAATTGCAAAATCTTTACGTAATGCTGCATTAAAGTATTGTGAAAAAGAAAAAGCCAAGACTAGTGGCTACGAATATGTAGATGTTTATTACTACAACAGTGCTGTCATAGAAGCATTTTTGCCATCAGTTATTTCAGAATCATATGAGATTCCAACCAAGATAAAAGACTTAGCCCAGACAGTTAGTAGGTCAGAAGTATCAGATGGAAACAACTGGTTAGTCTTGCGGTCAGATATTGCAGCAGCCTATTACAAACTATCAGAGGCAAAGCAAAAAATTTTACAAGCCAGATTTACAACGGAATTAGGCGAGTGGAGTGATGTAGCAAAGGAATTAGATACAACTGCAGATGGTGCAAGAATGAAAGTTCAACGTGCAGTTACATCTTTAATTAGAAATTTAGGTGGATGGCGTCCAGAGTCTGACGAAGATGTACTACCTAAAAAGAAAGATGATGATGAGTCAGGAGAGTAAAGATATAAGGGAATTACTACACCCTACTGACTACAGCAAAGCAATGGACCTTCGTGGTCAAACCCTAGGCACTACCTGTATATGTGGTTGTGAGGTATTTATAGCCCTTATAGCCTTTGATGAAGACAAAGAAATAAACTTTTACTTTTTAGATGGAGAGTGTGCTAACTGCGGTTCAATGGTTACTCTTCCATATCCAAACGATATTGAACCAGATTGTAATTAACTATGCCAGCATATGATTTTAAATGCAACGCTTGCACTACCATAGTTGAGATAAATGAAAACATTGCACCACCTTGTCCCACTTGCGCTGAGATAATGGTTCGTATATGGTCTGCTCCAGCAGTAAAATTTAAAGGTTCAGGTTTTTATTCGACTGGAGGTTAAATGAACGACTATCCAAAATGGGAGGGAAGACCAGCGTGTGAGGGTATTGACACAGAGTTTTTCTTTACAGAAGGTAGTTATGACAACTTGCCAATGCTAAAAAGAATATGCAATAATTGTCCCGTGATACAGCAATGTTTTGATTACTCAATCAAATATGCAGTCAGTGGTTACTGGGCAGCAACTACTGAAAACCAAAGAGAAGGATATAGAAAATTGCACAATATAAAACCTAAACCAATAGTTCCATTATCAGTTTATGAGATAGGCTAATGAGTAAGTTATCTGATTTTGATTTAGACCTTGCTGTTGGTCATGAAGGTGAGCAACTAGTTAATGAGTTACTTACTGGTGGCAAAACAGTAGAAGTAAAGACAGATTTAAAATGGAAAGATACTGGCAACTTATATATAGAAACAGTTTGTTGGTCCCACAATAATGATGAGTGGTATGCATCTGGTTTGTCAGCAACAAAGGCTGAGTACTGGGCATTTGTTATAGAAAGTGGTACTCTATTAGTGCCTACAGAAATCCTTAAAAGGGTAGTTGCCCAACGTGGTAGGGCTATTACTTGTAACATTCAACCCAACCCAAGTAAGGGCTACTTGATACGGATTGATGATATACTTGAAGGGTTAAAAGGTTTATAGGTAGCCTCCTATAAAGCAGAAAAGCCCCCGCTCTGGTTAGGGGAAGACCAGGACGGGGGTTTTCTATGTTCTATGGGGCTTGTAGCCCGTTTAAATAGGGTTTAGTTAGAGCCTAAACCAAATTCTTTTTCAGCCTTATCTGCCCATTTGGCAGCAGGTGCGGCAATCGAGCCGATAAGAATTGCATACTGTGGTGCTACATCAGCAGCAAGGGCAATGCCCATGGTGATAGCAGATGCAAGAACTGCACGAAGGTAAGACTTAAAGGCTGCTTTGAACTTTGGGTCTTTTAGTTTATTGATTAGGTCTTTCATTACTTACTCCATTTCGGTGTGCCAAAGCCAGCAATAAATGGCTTTAGTTTTCTTTTGTTGTCTAAACGATAGGCACGAATCTTCTGTGCTACTTCTCCACCATTTCTTTCACTGGCAGATTTCTTTTTGTCACCAGATGTGTTGCCTTCAATAGTAGTAACTGTTCCATCACCATTATCTTTAACAACAATTCCAACATGGTCTACTGGATTACCACCTTCAGCAAAGTCAAAGAAGGCTAAGTCACCAGGCTTAGGCTTAGCAGTTGCTGCATTAGACCAAGCACCCATACCCTTAAACTTCTCTGCACCAAGCGTAGTAGATACCACGTTAGGAATTTTTAATCCAACTTGTGCTGCTACCCACATACAAAAACTTCCACACCATGGCTGAAAGTTTGCCTTAGTAAAGGCACCATACTTTGTTTCATTATCTTTAGGACCTTCAACAGTTCCTATCTCAGCCTTTGCTACTGCCAGAAAATTATTTACCTGACTCATGATGCTCCTATTTTTTTAATACTTGTAACATTAACTCTGTTAAAAATTCAACCTTATCGTCTAACTGATTGACTTTATCTTTTAAACTTGAGCCACCATTGGGTTTAAGTTCGGCAAGATAATGTTTAACCATCCATCTAGTTGCGGTTGCTAGTGCTCCAACAAGGGTGGTTACGGCTACGGCTAATCCAGCCCAATCAGTAGGTGTCATTTTATACTGTCCTAATAGTTATCTCGAGTACTCCTCCAAAGCCATCAAATCTCTTATCAGGTGGTGTCATACGGGTGAATGTGATTTGTTCAATAACTGCCTGTCGAGTTTCTCCAGTAGTTAAATCTTGCCAGGTGATTACGTCACCATTTTGTTCTAGGTCTTCTAATGTTTGAATCTTAGAAAAGGCTCTGCCTTCATAACCAAACATAGAATTATATCTATCTGTTTCAATATCAAAACAGTAAACTGGAAAACGCATCATGCGTTGACGTGGCGTAGCAATAGTAGCCTTTGCCTGGTAGCCCTTAAATATTGGACCTTTAGTATTGTCAGTTGCATCCCTGCCTAATACAAACTTATAAGCAAGATATTCTTGTGCGTCTTCTGGGCTAGATGTTGTTACTTCAACTGGGTCTACATCTGCGCTGTAAGAAATAATTTCATACTCAAGATTATCTTTATCTACTGTTTCTAATGCCATAGAACCATAATCAAAATTACCACGACCAATTAAACGCTTAAAGTTTTTAGGTTCAAGAGTTCCATAACGGATATTACCTGTGGTTATATAGCCAGTTGAAATAAGATTAGATGATTCAACATATGTATATCCAGCAGCAGCCACTGTTCCAGTAGGAGATACCGCAGTAGACGATACGTTAGATGCAGTTTTTGCATAAGTAAATGTAGTTGAAGTAGGAACACTAACTACTGTGTATTCGCCATTAAATGTAGCATCAACACCAATAATCCAAACAACATCTCCAGCGATTAAATTGTGAGCAGTAGATGTAGTAAGCGTTGCTACGTTCGATGTTAAGGCTTTATTAGATACAGCATACTCAGTTTTTGCAGCAGTACAGAAAGCAATAGTATCTGTATTGCCAAGAAAGGCTACGCCTGTAGTTGAGTGACCAGTTACCCCTGGGTAATAAAGGTCATTAGCATAGGCAAATCGTAGGTTTTCAATCTCAGCGCCAAGGTCTATACGAGTAATACCTGGTTCTGTACCAACAGATGTAGCACACCAAACAAATCTATCTCTGCAGGCAAAGCCGTAAACTGGGTCAGTTGTTTCAATAACTATAGGACCGTATTTAATTGAACCATCTTGGTCAGATACATCTGCAATACGGACACCCTTGCTAGTTCCGATAGCCATGTAGCCGCCATAGTATTTAATGCTATGAACAATTTCTCCTACTGGCATTTCTGCAGCCACAACAGCAGAAGTCAAGGTAGGCAAAGCACCCGCAGTTGATAATGTAAATTTAAATATAGATGATTGGATACCGTTATATCCAGAGATGTATATTGCTGGTCCTGAAGCAGTTATATTTGTAAATATATATCCAGATGTTGGATGTGTATATAATGCTGTTGGCAAAGTAGTTGCTGAACTTGTAAATTCATATACAGAGTTATTAAAGCAAGCAATAATTCTTTCTTTTGCAAACTCCATTACCGCATTGGTAACAGTAGTACCAGTTACATCAAACATTTTTGTACCAGCAGTTGATGAATCAGCAGTTAATGCTTTTTTATATACAGTTAGTTTAGTAGTACCACCAGATGTAACGTTAGTTACCCAATAGGCTGTAGTTCCATCATCACAAATACCAAATACTTTATAATCTGTTCCAGTATTGTAATCAATAAAATGTGTTTCGGTTCCAGTAGTATCAATTTTATCTACATCATAACCATCATGAAGAAGAATGCCATCAGTACTATTCCAACGAATAGAACGAATCTGCTGAAATGCACGACCATTAGAATCAATAGGGGCTGTAGTTATATGACTAGGGGTAACTTCATTAAGTAATGTTACTTGTCCTTTGGTAAATACATTTACGCCCTTGCTATCGGCAAAACGATTAAGCACAATTTCGCCAGATGTTGGGTCATAAAATTTAATGCCAGTGCCTCTATGAAAAGAAGATTGGCTACGAATCCACCAACCAGTAAGTGACTGCTCGCCTGGTTCGTTTTGATTATCAAACTGTTCCTTCTTAAAAGGTGCAGTCTGACGGATGTATGGACGATTGTCGTTAATGGCATAGATAAATGGAACACCATTTAAGGCTACATCATAGGCAATATCAGTGTTCTGCCAATAAGCATTTGATACACCAACACCAACGTCAACTGCAATCGCTCTTTCAGAGCGACCTTCGGTAATATCACGACCAGCCACGTTACTCCTTAATTAAATGTGTCGGTTGCTGGGTCATAGGTCATACCTATACCAGCGTATTGTCCTCTAAAGTTTGCGTTATATGATGTTTGCAACCATTCAGTTTCATTACCATATAGTGATTTGCAAAAATTAACACCAATTGGCTCTGACTCTGGGAAATCTTTATTTTCTATTACCTCGTTATTGACTACAATAACTTGTGTAACAATATTATTTTCTATTTTTGCAAAGTGAGCCATAATTATCCAATCACCACGATTACAATACCTGAACCACCTGAACCACCAGCAGTAGCGTTATATGGAACACTTGCACCAGCCGCAGCATAAATTCCGCCGCCGCCTCCACCTGTATTAGCAGTACCAGCAGAACCATTTCCAGCACCACCACCACCAGTTCCAGCAGTTCCTACGGTACCGTTTACTCCACCGCCGCCTCCACCACAATATGTTACAGAAGTTCCAGTAATTGAGTTTGCTGTTCCAGCACCGCCATTTTTATTAGTAGCCGCTGCGCCATTGCCACCTCCACCACCGCCTTCACTGCTTGAAATACCAGTTGAACCATTGTTTCCTTGCGAGAGTAAAGATAAACCTGCTCTAACACCAAACTGAGTTCCAGCACCGCCGCCGCCTGAGCCACCGTCTTGAATGCCCTGTACTTGATGTGCTTGAACAGAGTTGCCGCCACCGCCGCCTATTGCAACGTATCTAGTTGAAGCGCTTGCTCCAATTAAACTTGCATTGCCTTGATTGCCGCCAGAACCACCTTCGCTATTATACGTACTTCTGGCAACACTTGTTCCTCCAGCACCAACAGTTACAGTCAATGTTCCTGAAGCAAGAATTGCAGAAGTGTTATATACATAACCACCTGCACCGCCGCCACCGCCAGCGTTAGCGCCGCCTGCAACGCCGCCTGCACCACCGCCACCGCCGCCTCCAATAAGCAAGACTTCACAAGTGCCAGCAGTTCCGACTGTAATAGTTCCAGAGCCAGTAAATTTATAAATAGTTTTACCAGCACGAGATGAAGTATCAACAGTAGGTGAACCAGTAGTACCAGTTACGGTTGCCTTACCAATTCCACCTGCAGATACAGGACTAAACAATGGCATATATACTCCTTAAGCGTATTTGACTGGACCAGCACCAAGAACAGTAAATGTTGCTGAGCCAGTTTTAATGATTGT